CGATACACCCGTTCTACGTTCTGGAGCGGATGTCACCGACCTGTCGGATTCGGATTACAACTTTAAGGGCGTCACTGTTGACGCGAGGTACGGCACCAACTCGCAGACGTATATCAAGCGTTTTGACGCAACAGAGAATGTTGTCGGCGTCAACACGGAAGTCAAGCGGGGAGTGCCTGTCACTCGCCAGATAACTGACACAAACGTCGATGCTGTACGAGTAGCCATTGCAGTTCCCCGACTGGAGCGCGGGACCAATGAAGGCGACATTTTGGGAACAAGCGTCAATTTTGATATTCAGCTTCAGTACAACGGTGGTGGATACACGACCGTTAGAAATGCGACGATCAGTGGCAGAACAGCTGATAAATACGAGCGCGATTATGTGATTGACATTGACGGCGCATTTCCGGTGGATTTACGGGTGGTGCGCAACACTGTTGACAGTAGCGATCAAGAAGTACGTCCGACTGTTTTTACGGCTTACACAGAGCTGATTTATCAAAAGCTCAGGTATCCCAACAGCGCACTAGCAGGACTGCGTTTTCAGGCTGAGCAGTTCAACAGCATTCCTTCACGGGCGTATCGCATTCGTGGCGTCAAGGTCAAGATCCCTAATAACGCAACTGTCGATCAGGACACTGGACGACTGACGTATAGCGGGGCTTGGACTGGAACGTTTGGTGCTGCTCAGTGGACGACTTGCCCTGCGTGGATTTTGTACGACCTGCTCATAAGTAAGCGGTATGGTTTTGGCGATCACGTTGCCGAAGCTCAGCTCGACAAGTTTGCGTTCTACTCGGCGTCCCAATACGCAAACGAGCTGGTTGATGACGGGTTTGGTGGACAGGAAGCAAGGTTTAGCTGTAACGCCCTGATTCAAAACCAGTATGAGGCGTACAAGTTAGTCAATGACCTGTGCTCGGTCATGCGCACTCAACCCTTCTGGGCTACCGGTGCGTTGACGCTTACGCAGGACAAACCGACTGATGCGACGTATTTGTTTAACCGCTCCAATGTTTTGGAGCCTGGTTTTAGCTATGCGGGTTCTGATTTAAAAACGCGGCATACGGTTGCTGTTGTCAGCTACCTCGACCTGGAAACACGAGAGCAGGCTTACGAAATCGTCGAGGATCGCGCAGCGATTGAAAAGTACGGCTGGGTTGCAACGCAGATCAAGGCGTTTGCTTGCACCTCACGTGGTCAAGCAAATCGTTTGGGCCAGTGGATTTTGTACTCAGAACAGTACGAAACCGACGTGATCAGCTTCACCGCATCGATCGAGGCCGGTGTGCTGGTGCGTCCAGGCGCAGTCATTGACGTACAAGATCCAGTACGTGCAGGCGCTCGATTAGGCGGACGGATTGCTGCATCTGGAGCGAACACGATCAACGTTGACGATGAGACCGGATTGCCCAGCGATAACGCAACGCTTTCGGTGCTGCTGCCCGATGGTTCGCTTGAGACGAAGAACATCATCAGTCGAACTGGCACGCTCATCACTGTTGATGAGAACTGGTCAACGCAACCGCAAGCCAACAGTGTTTGGGTGATTCAAACCGAAGCTGTTGAGACGCAGCAATATCGCGTGTTGACCGTGCAGGAAAAAGAAGGTCACTTATACGCGATCACAGGCCTGAGCTATAACGCCAGCAAATATGACCATGTGGAGCGTGGATACCAGCTATCTTCGCGCAGCGTTACGACGTTAAATGCGATTCCGTCTCCACCGGAAGCACCGCAAGCGTCGGAGAAGTTTTACGCCGCAAACGACAAGGCAAAGGTCAAAATCATCGTCAGTTGGGCAGCTGTCAAAGGCATTCCCCAGTACAAGGTTCGCTATCGCGCTGACGACGACAACTGGGAAACTCAGATTGTCACCAAGCCTGACATTGAGATTCTCGACACAAGGGCAGCAACTTACGCCATTGAGATCTACAGCATCAACTCACTGGGACGCCAATCGAGTGACTTCACCAGTCTGACCTTTAACGCGATCGGCAAAACCGCTGTTCCTGCAGACGTACAAGGTCTGACGTTTGAGGCGACTAGCGACAAAGAAGGAACGCTGAGCTGGAACGAATCAACTGACCTTGACGTGATTCACGGCGGCAAGGTTTACATTCGTCACTCTGGCAAGACTGATGGCACTGGTAGCTGGAGCAACAGCGTTGATTTGGTCGCCGGCATTGCTGGTTCGTCCACTAGCGCCAAGATCCCGCTGGTAGACGGGGAAGTCCTGGTCAAGTTTGCCGATGACGGTGGCAGGCTTAGCGCCAACGAAACCAGCCTGATCATCTTGTTGCCGGAAACGCGCAACAAGTTGCTGTTGCAGGCACGGCGAGAGGATCAGGATTCGCCTCCGTTCCAAGGGACAGACACCAACACGTTCTACAGCGATGAGTACGACGCTTTGACGCTGCAAAGCACAGAGCGGATTGACGACAAGACAGACAACATCGACCTGTGGGGCAAATTGGATTCGCTTGGCGATACCGAGTCGAGTGGTGAGTATGCCTTTGCCGGCACGCTGGATCTCGAAAACGTCTTTTCGCTTGATCTCAAACGTCAGTTTGTGACTCGTGGCTTCTACCCCGACGATCTGATCGACGACAAAACAGCGAACATCGACACCTGGGGCAAGTTTGACGGTGACGTGGCCGACAAGGTGAATGCCAAGCTTTACCTGCGAAAGACGGATGACGATCCAAGCGGAACACCGACCTGGAGCAGCTGGAGTGAGTTCGTCAATGGCACCTTCAAGGCGCGGGCGTTCCAGTTCAAGACTGAGCTGACCAGCACCGACACCGCCCAAAACATCTTGGTGGACGAATTGGGCTACATCGCTGAACTGGAGCGACGGACTGAATCCAGCGAGGAAGCAGTTAGCAGTGGCACCGGAACGAAAGCCATCACGTTTGCCAATCAGTTTTTCACTGGAACGGCGAGTTTGTTGGGCTCAAACAGCAAGTTGCCCAGTATTGGGATTACAGCTCAGGACATGCAAAGCGGTGACTATTTCACGGTGAGCGGCGTGTCGGCTACTGGATTCAGCGTCAACTTCTACAACTCGTCGGATACGGGCATTAGCCGTAATTTCAACTGGAGTGCTGTGGGGTACGGCAAGGGGAGCTAAAGTGACAAAAAGACTGGCGTAAGCGGCTGTGGCAACTCACGATTATGTGCTAGCCAATCAGGACGGAGCCAGTTTCCGTTCTGACTTGAATAATGCCCTTGCGGCGGTTGTAAGCAATAACAGCAGCAGTACCGAGCCGTCCACGACTTATGCGTACCAGTGGTGGGCTGACACCAACGCTGGCTTGTTGAAGATCCGCAATGCGGCGGACAGTGCTTGGGTAACTGTTGGAACGTTGGCGAGTGCCAACCTTGGTTTGCTTAGCACGACTACAGCAGCCAGCACTTACCTGGCGTTGGCGGGTGGAACCGTCACTGGTGCGTTGGAGATTGGCACCGCTGGATCGCTTGTTTTTGAGGGTGCGACTGCTGACGGGTTTGAGACCACACTGGCGGTAACTGACCCGACCGCTGACCGCACCATCACGCTGCCCAACGCCACTGGCACGGTGGGTTTGCTGAGCTTGGCTCAAACCTTTACCGCAGCACAACGCGGCAGCATCACTAGCTTTAGCAGCAGCTCTGGCACGGCAACGCCCAACTTCGCGCTGGCTAACAATTTCAGCATCACGCTGTCAGAGAACACGACGCTGGCTAACCCGACCAATATCGTCGCCGGTCAGAGCGGGTGCATCTTTATCACCCAGGACTCAACTGCACGAACTCTTGCGTTTGGAACGTATTGGGATTTTTCGGGCGGCAATGCGCCTACGATTTCAACTGGAAGTGGAGCCGTAGATCTGTTGGTCTATGTGGTTCGCACGACGACTAGCATCCAAGCACAACTGCTCACCAACTTCAGCTGATCAATGGGTATCCCCGGAAGCGCCAATTTGCTGTTGTTGGGCGGCGGTGCCCAGGCGTATGAGATTGAGCAGAGCTTGCGATTTGATGGAAGCTCTAATCTAAGTTGGACGCCTGGTTCTGGTGCCGACAGAGATGCCTGGACTATGAGCGTCTGGGTCAAACGAGCACGGCAAAATGCAGAAGAAGAAATTATTGCAACTGATAACTCTAACGAACTAGCGTTTGATCTCTCCACTAACAACGTAGTAAACTTCGAGCAATATTACGCCAAGTATGATGCTTACTCGGTAACAACTGAAGGAGCCTACAGAGATCCTTCTGCTTGGTATCACTTTGTTATAACCTGGGATTCCAATAATTCTACTGTAGATGACAGGCGCATTCTGTGGATTAACGGTGAGCGTATTCCTAGTCCCACAGATGTTCTCGGTTGGAACAACCCTGTTCCTTTAGGCAAAGACAGTCCGTTCTACGACAGTGCGCGTACTTTCTACGTTGGCGGTCAGAGTACTAAATATTTTCAGGGTTACATCGCTGAATTTCATGCTGTCAATGGTACTGCTCTTGATGAAACAAGTTTTGGCGAGTACGACGACAATGGTGTTTGGCGTCCTATTCAGTACAGCGGCTCTCACGGGTCGGAAGGTTTTTATTTGAAGTTTGACCCCACTGCCACCAACGGCATCGGTCACGATCACAGCGGCAATGGCAATCACTTCACCGCCAGTGGATTTAGCACTTCCGGCAGTGGATCGGATGTTTTTACCGACACGCCAACAACTAATGAGAGTCTATTTAATTTCAACCAAATACGCTGGGGAAATGGTTACAGTTTAAGCTGGGGCCAAAACGCTTGGAGGGAGTTTTATGGTGGTTCCAATGGAATGGGTTGGGGTCATTTTCAAACTATAAACGGTAATTCGAGTGGTAAGTATTGCTGGGCAAGCAAAAGTTATACGGAATACATCGGGGCTTGTTTGCATGGGGTTGGTAAATATCCAAATTCAACCAACACTTCAAACGGAGCAAATGTACCGTACCCTCGATTTCAACTTCAAACCAATGGAAATTTTGGTCATACAGGTTTAACTGCAACACCTTCTTACACTAACCCTGTTGCTTCAAGCCAAAGCAGTAATCCAGGGTATTTTTATTGTTGGTTTGCTTGGGATATTGACGCTGGTAAGCTTTGGGTAAGATCGTCCAGCACCGACAGTTTTCCTGGCTGGAGTGGAGACCCTGCTGCTGGAACTGGAGCCCAAGTAACTAATTTGTACCCTAATCCAGGGGAAGATTGGGGACATTTTATTTATCAAAATGCACTAGGCGGCAGTTTTTATGGATACAGTTTTTCTGGTAATCACTTCTCAAATTTTGTACCTGATGGGTTTACTTATTTGAACGCCTCTGCCGCTGGAGAGCTAGCCATTAATAATCCCGGCAAGCATTTTAAAGCGGTTACCTACACCGGCACTTCAGCTTCAAATTCCATTACTGGCGTTGGTTTCCAACCTGATTTGGTTTGGG